CGATTCCCTCCACTCGCACCAAATCAAATACCATCTATTGATAAAAGGAATTTTGTCAGCAGGTGGTTTTTTGTTTGTCAAAAAGTGCTTGATTTAAGCCGCTTTCGGGCTTTGTGCTTTTCGCCTTGTAGCAATAGTTGGTGTATTAGAGTTGCCGTTTTCGGAGGATACTTGACACGAACTTGTGGCTGCCAAGTGCTTATTTTTAACGACTAGACCTCTGGGGGTGTGCATCTTTTAACGATTTACCTTGTAATCGTTAAAAGATACTGTTAAGGCAAAAAAAACAGCCCGCCGATTGGCGAGCCGTAAATAGTTGAATGTTAAGCTGTGACTTCCGAGCCGTTTTTGAATCTAAATGTCATTGCGCCATCTTGGTTGACCGTCACTTGGTCGATTACAGCAAGCCACAGTTTTTCGTCAAACTCAGCTATGGCAAGCGGTCGGCTCTCAATGTCTTTGATGAAGCCTTCGATGATTTTGCCCTTGCCAAGGCGCTCTCGCTTGATCGCTTCCAACTCATCGACTTGCTTTGAAGCTTTATGGTGGCGTTCGAGATAGGCGTTGTTACGCTCCGTCCATTCCTTCTGGTCTACCGCCGATCGGGCATTTTCATAAATTGCCTTTCTGGATAGTTCGGTAACAACCTCAATCTCACGGAACAATTCGGCAAGTTCTGTATCAATTGCCGTGGTGTCACAAAAGACATTTTGAGCAAGTCGGCAGTCTTCAATCAGCTCATCGCGGTTATGCATTAGTTGATTGAATGCGGCTAAAAACCTTTCCTTGATCACTTCCTCGGTGATATGTGGCGTCTGGCATCCCTTTCCGGGGTTTCCGAGCCGTTTGTATTTATCATTACACTGCCAGACTTCTTTGCGGTAGGTCTTGTCGCCCTTATAACTGCCCCAGACCTTCTTGCCAAAGCGGCCGCCACAATCCGCGCAGATAAGTCGGGATGCAAATATACTCGTGCTGCTCGTGGGTCTGCCGAGGTTCTTACGTCGCTCTATTTCAAGCTGAACGGCGTCGAACTCATCAGGTTCGATAATGGCGGGATGGCTGTTCTCGACGTAATACTGCTGAACCTGTCCTTCGTTCTTGACCATTTTCTTCGTGAGGAAGTCTGCACAGAAAGTCTTTTGCAGTAGGGCATGGCCTTTATATTTCTCGTTGGTCAGGATTGATTGAACCACCGCCGTTTGCCACGTTTTCTTACCTGCAGGTGACGGAATGTTATGACATTCGAGGTGTTTGGCAATTGCCGAGAATGTCTTGCCCTCCATGTAGAGACGAAAGATGAGGCGAACAATTTTTGCTTCGTCAGGAACTATTTGCGGTAGGCCGTCCTCACCTTTCTCGTAGCCGAGGAATTGTTTGTACGGAAGGCTGACCTTGCCGTCCGCCATTCGCTTGCGCTGACCCCAAGTCACATTCTCTGAAATGGAGCGGCTTTCTTCCTGCGCCAAACTGCTCATAATTGTAATAAGTAACTCGCCTTTGGAATCCAGCGTATAGATGTTCTCTTTTTCAAACCAGACTTCCACGCCTTTTTCCTTGAGTTTGCGAACGGTTGTGAGACTATCTACTGTGTTTCTGGCAAAGCGACTGACTGATTTTGTGACGATGAGGTCTATGCCGCCCTCCAGAGCATCAGCTACCATCTGATTGAAGCCATCGCGTTTCTTGGTGGTGACCGCAGAAATCCCTTCGTCCGTGTAGACGGTCACAAATTCCCAGTCTTCTCGGCTCTGGATGAATTTTGTGTAGTAGTCAACCTGTGCTTCATAGCTTGTAAGCTGCTCGTCGCTGTCTGTGGAAACCCTTGCGTAAGCCGCCACGCGACGCTTGACAGCGTTCGCCTTTGACTGCGCCGACAAAGCTAGGGCGGTGGCAGGGATAACTCGAATTTTAGCCATTATCTGCACCCCCCCAGCGCCCGTTCTCTTGCGGTTTGCCTCATCTCGTCAGTCCAGCTCTCTCGTCGGGAGCGATTTTCCCAAGTGACCGTTTGCTCTGTGCCATCCTTGAAAAGAAACACCAGAATGCCGTCGTCGGGAATTGTTATCGCAGCAACCTTTGCCGTGAACACAGCGGGGTCGTACTCCGCAAGTTCCAAAACCTCGGCGCATTTATCTTTGAGAATATCTTCGGGTATCCGCTTAGCGGCACATTCGTGCTTGCCCTTGTAAGTGTAGGTGGCACAAGCCCAAACCACCTTTGCATATTTTGTACCGCTGCAGTTTATCTTCTTACGGAATTTCGCTCCGCATCGTCCGCAAGTAATAAGTCCTGAAAATTCGCTGAATGTCAGCTTCCGGGGATGATTAGCTTTTGCTGCCCGTCGAGCCATCTCAATTTGGACGGCCTCAAAGGTCTCTCTGTCGATAATCGCTTCATGTGAGCCTTCGACATAATATTTCGGCAGCTCGCCTCTGTTTGACTTCCATTGTTTGGTGAGGTGGTCGGTGAAAAAGCCTTTTTGCAAGCAAGTATCACCGATGAATTTTTCATTCTTGAGAATTGACCCCACGGTGCTTTCCGACCACCGACCGCCGCACTTGGTGGGAACACCGAGTTTTATGAGTTTTTTCATAATGGCATTCCTCCCAAGCCCCGATAAGTAGTCGGCGAATATCATCCGCACGATTTCGGCTTCTTCGGGAATAATGGTTAACTTAAAATCCTTATAATCAAAACCATAAATGCGGATGTTGTTGGAGGGCTTGCCCTCCTTGAAGTCCTTTCTGATACGCCACTTCTGGTTTTCGCTGGCCGAGCGGCTCTCCTCCTGTGCGTAGCTTGCGAGGATGGTGAGCATTAACTCTCCATCGCCTGAAAGCGAGTGTAGGTTCTGCTCCTCAAAATATACGCCGACACCGAGGTCTTTGAGTTCCCGTACAGTTTCAAGTAGCGTTACCGTATTCCTCGCAAAGCGACTGATTGACTTAGTGAGAACGAGGTCAATGCGTCCCGCCCTGCAATCGGCAAGCAGTCGCTGGTATTCAGGTCTTGAATCCTTTGTGCCGGTTTCCGCTTCGTCGGCATATACGCCGACATACTCCCATTCGGGCTTGCCCTGTATCAGATTGCTGTAATAGCTTACCTGAGCGGCAAGGGAGTGGAGCATTTCATCCTTTCCGCAGGAAACACGGGCGTAGGCTGCGACCCGTTGTCTGGTTGGCAACTGCGCCGTTTGTTCAATTTTCGTTATCTTTCTGCCCATAATGGCCTCCTTTCGCACTACCATATATCACTCTGTTTTCCTTACATAGCAAGTCATTTTCGAGGAATATACTGCACGAGGATAAACCGTACTTTTGGGCGAGCATCGTGTCTATTGCCAGCAGGTCGTCGTCAGAAATCGCACCCTCAGAGAGCCAGTTTTTGAATACCGCCATTGATGACTTATAGCGGAGGATCGCTTCATCTTTGCTCATTGTGAAGCCCTCCGCGACAGCCCAAAACAGGTGCGAGAACAGTATCGACGACGTGCGTTGCCGTAGCTTTCAAACTCTGCACCACAGGTAGGGCATACGAAATGATAGACGGCTCTTCGATTCACGGCTTCAGGGTGTTTCGCCCACCACGCCATGCGGCACTTGTCGGAGCAGAAGCGTTTCTGCTTTGCTCTCGGAGTTTGACTGAGCGGGCAGCCACAGTTGGCACAAGTGTCAGTAGCCACGGGTCGTTTTTGCTTTATCGCAACGCCGATGTTATTTCGGCGGCAGTAGGACTTGACGGTGTTTTCTGAAATGCCGAGATCATCGGCGATAGCGGCGTAGCTGTTACCTTTGCCGCGTAAGTATTCAATCCGCTGTTTTTGAGCAGTAGTCATATGTTTTCCTCCGTTTCGGAGGGGAAATAAAAAGTGCCCCTCTACCGTCTACAGACAGGAGAGGGGCGTTTGCGTACCGCCGTAAGCGGGTCATTCTGTTTTGATGTATGCATCCCCAAACCCCGCCGCCTTGACCTTCGCAAGCATGCCTTCCGCATTTGCCTTGACGGAGTAGGCACCAACTTGGACGCGATACAGCTTCTTGGGCTCTTCAGGCGCGGGTGTTGCAGGATCTGACGCAGGCGTCTGCTCTTCAGGCGCTGTCGGCCTCACCTGTTCGGGCAGTTCACCTCCCGCGACCAAGGCCTTGACATCAGCCCGGAAACTGTCCATGGACTTACCGAACCTCGGGAACCAATGTCCGGGGTCGGCGTGGTTGTTGGCGATGCCCCGCCGGTAGCCCTCATAGTGCCCGATCAGGACACCATCCTTGCTTGGATCAAGGCTGTACTGCTTGCAGAGGAAGGCGCAGAGTTCGGCCGTCTCCCTGTACACGGCGCTGAAGTAGGCGGCATCCGTCAGTCCATCCTCACAAATCTCAAAGGAGATATGCGTGTCGTTCGCGGTGCCCTTGGCACCCCTTGCGCTGTGCCAGCCCCTGTGGTTCCACGGAAGGGTCTGGTAGGTGGCAATACTGCCATCAGCCAGCTTCCCAATGAAAGCGTGCACGCAAACCTGACGCATCCCCGGCTTATCCTGGTTCCAGTGATTGCCATACAGGTTCTTGCCCAGCAGGCCATCATCAGGTCCCACATAGCGCTTGAGCGTCGGGTTGTTCGCTCCTGTGGAGTGCACCATGATGCCCTTGGGCACAATGCTTCTCCCCGCTTTATAGCAAGGATTGTTCACGAAGATGAGCGTCTTCAGGTTCACGCGTCCTCACCGTCCTCATCCTTGTCGTTCAGCTGCTCCAGAATGCCCCTGAGTTTGTCGGGGATGGGCAAGCCAAGGTGGGCGGTGTTCTCCAGGATGGAGACCCCTTCGTTGCTCAGATAAAAGAAGATGACCGCCGTGCGCACCGTGCCCGCGCCTCCCAGCGCCTGCGTGTCAAGGATATGCCCCACGCCGACCAGCACAAAAATCAGCACCTTCTTGAAGATGCCCTTGGCACCAATGTCGCTGGACAGCGTTTTGTCAACGATGGCGCACATGACGCCGGTCACATAATCAAGAACCACAAAGGCAACCAAGGCATAGAGAAAACCGTCCAAACCGCCGAGAAACCAGCCCAGGAACGCGCCCAGTGCGGTGATGCCTGCCTGAATCGTAGACCAAATGTTCTTCATGGATGAACCCTCCTGTTGTTTTGATGGTTGAAAAAGCGCCCCTGCTTTCACAGAGGCGCATGCCGGGGATATGGTTTATAAACTGAGGATAGCCTCCTGCAGCTGCAGCATCACGCTGGCCTTGGGGCGGCCTGTCTCAATGGATAGCCAGAGCGGCGCCGTTATCTTATTGCTGCCAGCAGTGTCAAAGCCGTTGATGACATCAATCACCTGCTCAAGGCTGCGCCGAAGCTCCAGCACATGGAAGGGCCAGTTCTTCACCTGCGTCTTGCCTGCGGCCACCTCCTCTGCCCACTTCACGGCGCTCAGGCTATAGTAAGCCCGGATGGTGTTCAAAGCCATGCGTTGGTCTTGGATGTGGGATGCCTTCACCCTGCTT